TGCCAATGGTATTGATCCATTTATTGATGGCTCAGGAAACGCAGACACAGTATTGGGTGACTTTTTTGATACAAACATGGGATTTACTCCTGGTATTACCAGTAATAGATATTTTTTCCCAGAAATTAAAGTTAGACAATATGGTCCTGCTAACAATGTTAGAACTACAAAACTTAAAAACTGTTTACTAATAAATGTAAATGGCGATACATTAAGTTATAGTGACAGTGGTGCAGTATTATGGAATGCAACCTTCCAGCCTGAGAGTATCAGTGTTACAGATATTCCGGATAGAGACCCTAATGTAAGTCCATAAATACCAGTATGGCAAAATATCAACAAGGCAAATACGAACCCATCAACAAAGAAAAATATATTGGTAAAAGAATGCCAACTTATCGTAGTGGATGGGAACTTCAGTTCATGCGTATGTGTGACAAACATCCTAACATACTGGCATGGGCAAGTGAAAGCCACCGTATACCTTATAGAAATCCATTAACAGGCAAGGCTACTACATATGTTCCTGATTTTTTCATTATATATGAAGATATGAACGGCAAAAAACATGCAGAAATAATCGAAGTAAAACCCAGTAAACAAATAATGGGAAATGCCAAGAGTATGCAAGATAGAGCCGCAGCAATGGTAAATGAAGCAAAGTGGAAAATTGCTAGGCAGTGGGCAAATCAACAAGGTTTAGGTTTCCGTATTATTACAGAAAACGAATTGTTTAGAAGTCCCCAAGGCAGTAAACCCAAAAGGAAAAAACGATGACCAAAAAACTAGAAGAAACTTTTAATCTTCCTCCATTAGATGAAATTGAAGAAGAAATTGAAGTAACAAACACACTAGTAGAACCAGTAGCTGAAAATATTGATGAGCTACAGCATGCATTGGCTCAAGTTGACAAAATTGACCAAGCACTAACTCCAGTAAAAAATCTAGAAGCATTAGACAGTGATATGGACAAATATGCCCAAGACGCAATGGATGCCTTTCAGACATTAATGGACTTGGGACAGAATGTGGAAGATCGTCATGCGGCTCCAGTATTTGACAGTGCAGCTAAGATGATGAGTAATGCTATTACTGCTAAACAAGCAAAAATGGATAAAAAACTAAAAGTTATTCAAATGCAGATGCAAAAACAAAAACTAGATTTGGAAGAAAAGAAACTAGAATGGCAGATGCAGAAAGCCAAAGGTACTGATGAAGACCCCAATGCCATTGAAGGTACAGGCGAAGTATTGTTCGATCGTAACGATTTATTAAAAAGTATTATGGATCAAGTAAACGGTAAAAAAGATTAATTTGCTAAATAGTAGCAACAGGAGTTAAAATGATGAAAACATTGAACGAATATTTAATGGAAAGCGCAAAAACTCATGAGTTTCGCTTAAAGACAGCCGTAGAGCTTTCCGATGACCAGCTCGATAAGCTGGAAAAGCATTTGCGCAAGTACGAGGCGTTCGACATCGACTCTCCCAAGCGCACAATTCTTCAGAGCGCACCACTAGACTTTCATAATATTGGAGCAACTGAAGTATATATTATGGACTTTAAAACAGAATTACCAATGAGTCCATCGATACTAGTAAATGAACTAGTACAGAAACTTGGTATTAGCGAGCGTGATATTCGTGTTCGCAACAAGCTAGAACCAGCTGAACAAGAAGATGCGGCCAGCATGGAAGAACCTGCTGAAGGCGGACGTGAAGCCTTGCTCATGGACGGTGAATATAGTGAAGCCGAAAATGCAAAAGCCGAAGATCATTATGGTGATGCATATAATACCAAATTTTTAGACGAGTTAAACAAAGCTCGCAGAGAACTCAACAAAGAGTACAAGGGGAACTAACATGGAAATCAATAGTATTGATGAATTAGTAAAACTTGCGGGCCTTGTAAAACAGCAAGAGCTTGCAACAGAAGCAGAAGTTGAAGAAGATTGCGGTTGTGCTGATGAGCCACAACCTGTAATGACAAACAATCCAAACATGTACGCTATTTTACAACGTCTGGCACAGATGGGTGAAGTACATGAAGACGAAGTCACTGAAGAATGGGCTAACAGTACAGAACATTTTGATGGTGAAGATCGTATTACAGATTTGCCAAAAGGCGAGCCAGTTGACACCAGTCTACGTAGACATTTAGGTGCAAATGCTCAGCCAGTTCGTGTTGAAGAAGGCATCAAAGATCACACAGTTGAGGATATGATGGAAGCATACAATGCTTTCAAAACAGATGCGATTGCTGAAGAAACCGTGATGGAAGCCAAATGCGATTGCTGTGGTAATGACCCATGTGATTGTGCTGATGACTGTTCATGCAAAATGAATGAAAATGCTGAAATTACTGAAATGGACGACACTGATAGTGGCGACTGGAGTTTTACAACAACAGACGGACATAAAGTTGTAGACCAAATCGATCCAGCAGATGGTGATAAATACGATCAATATCATGTATCAACACCTGTTGGTGACATTTATGCATACTATGATCCATCATATGATGAAGACGGCGGTGATTTTGTAGAGTTTGATTCAGAAAATCCTGAAGTCAAGCGCATGTTACCTCAGAGTGCTAAAAAAGATGAACTAAATGGTATTATCAACAAAATCGTTGACACAGTAGCAGGCGGTAAAGCAGACGTTGAAGAAGATAACGCATTTAACACAGCCGCAGCTAATGCTAAAAAAGCCGGTAAGAGCGAATTTGAATTCAATGGCAAAAAATACAAAGTTAAAATGGATGCTAAAACAGCAGACGCCTTAACTGATGATATTGACATGCTACGTAAATTAGCAGGAATGTAATTATGGAAAATGTAACTGAAGGTACAGAAATGGGCCAAATTGGCAATGTGCATATCAAGCAATTTGGTATGGGCAAAGGTCAAGTTGGTGTTCAACTTACTAGCGACAAAGGCGAAGGCTATGTCCAACTTAATAAAGAAGATGCCGCTAAACTGGCAGAACGTTTAGCTAAATGGGCAAATTCATCTGAACTAGCACAGCCTGGTGAATATGACGAAGATATTTCAGATGTCAGACGTTTAGCAGGACTGTAAATAATCCTACCTACCTTAGGACCAATTGAGCCCATTTTTTGGGCTCTTTTTTTGAGCTATAAATACACACATGCAATATAAAGATTTACCCAAAAATAATAAAGTTTGTGTAATGCCCTGGCGTGGCGCATATATAACCACTGGTAGTGAAGTTTTGCCTTGTTGTCTTACAAGCTCAAATCATTGGAAACTTGAAGATTTTGATATTAGAGATAGCCTAAGAAAACACAATATAGATTCTATTAGAAATAGTGATGCTTGGAATAGTTTAAGAAAAGATTTAATTAACGGTATAGAAAACCCAACATGTGAATTTTGTTGGCAAAAGGAAAGAAAAGGATTTCAGAGTAATCGTACTTTTAGTAATCAACATTTTCCTAACCTAATTGATGATATTAATTTTAATCAAGATGGATCTTTAGACAATAATAATATATCTTATTGGGATGTAAGAAGTACAAACTTATGTAATATGAAATGTGTTATGTGCGGTCCTGGGCTTAGTAGTTTATGGAACGAAGAGGCATTAAAAAATTATGAAGGAAAACATAACGAATACTATTTTGAACCTATAGGTGATACGGCTGTTTTTTATGCAAATAATAATGTTGGTGAAACAATTGAATCAATTGTTGAAAGAAATATAGATTATGTAGATACATTTTATTTTGCCGGCGGCGAACCATTGATTAATAATACACACTGGAAAATATTAGAATTACTCATTGAAAGAAAAATGTTTCATGTAAAACTTATATATAATACAAATTTATTAAAACTAGATTATGGAAAATGGAATGCTTTGTCAGTATGGGAAAATTTTGAAAGTGTTGAAGTCTGTGCTAGTATAGATGCTATTGGTTCTCGAGCGGAATATAGTCGAACAGGAACAGTTTGGTCAACAGTAGATAAAAATTTTAGAACCATTCAAAAAGAACGTCCTCATCAGACTGGACTTAATCCAACAACAAGTGTATTGACTATTGGTGGAATGCAGGAATTTTTAAATTGGGCTGATGAATGTCAAGTTGACAAGAATCGTATTCAACTCAGTAACGTTTTGTTAAGTCCTGAATATTTAAGCATTGATATTCTACCACAAAAAATCAAAGAGATATATTGGAAAAATATTGAAGATAGTGCCAGTCTTTGTGGCAAAAATGGATTTAATATACTCAAAGAGCGTATGCTAAACAATAAATTTGATATTGAAAAACAACAAGAAAAACAACTACAATTTAAACGTACTATGAAAATATTAGATGATGTCAGAAACAACAGTATCCTTCATGGATGTCCTGATCTAATAGATTTTTTAAACTCCATAACATAATAATGCTAAGATAAATATCACTATGAGCACAGCAAACACAGATCTAGTTAAAAAACCATACCGCAAGGAAAGCCTGACTCAGGAGCAAATACTTGAGTTAGCCAAGTGTATGCAAGATCCCAAATACTTTATGACAGAACATTGTTGGATTCAACATCCAACCAAAGGTCGTATGAAGTTTGGTTTATTTAATTTCCAGAAGGAACTTGTTGACACTTACCACAACTATCGTTACAGTATTGCCCTTATTAGCAGACAGATGGGTAAGTCAACTGCCGCCGCAGGTTATCTGTTGTGGTATGCTATGTATAATCCAGATCAGACTATTCTTATTGCAGCACACAAATACAGCGGCGCACAGGAAATCATGCAACGTATACGTTTTGCATATGAAACACTGCCTGATTACCTACGTAGTGGTGCAGTAAGTTACAACAAAGGCAGTATTGAATTTGATAATGGTAGTCGTATTGTAGCACAAGCAACAACAGAAAATACTGGACGTGGTTTATCCATCTCACTGGCATACTTGGACGAATTTGCATTCGTTAGACCTAACATTGCACGTGAATTTTGGACTTCATTATCACCTACATTAAGTACAGGTGGTAAATGTATCATCACAAGTACACCCAACCAGGATGACGACCAGTTTGCACAAATTTGGCGTCAGAGCCAAAAAATGTTTGACGAATTTGGTAACGAAACTGATGTAGGCGTAAATGGGTTCCGTGGTTATAGTGCAGACTGGAAAGAACATCCAGATAGAGATGAAGCCTGGGCAAGTGTTGAACGTGGTAAAATTGGTGAAGAACGTTTCCGCCGTGAACACTTAAACGAATTTATTGCTTTTGATGAAACACTGATTGATAGTATAATGCTTACAGAAATGACAGCAGAAGATCCATATAAGAAAACTGGACAAGTAAGATGGTATGATACAATTAAAGATAAAAATACCTATGTAATTGGATTGGACCCAAGTCTGGGAACTGGCGGAGATCCAGCCGCTATACAAGTGTTTACATTGCCAGGTATGACGCAGGTAGCAGAATGGCAACACAATAAAACTCCTGTACAAGGACAGATACGTATACTTAAAGAAATATGTGAAAAAATTCGTAGTGAAGCACCTAATAGTGAAATATACTGGAGTGTGGAAAACAACACACTTGGTGAAGCGGCACTTGTTGTTATCAGTGAAATGGGCGAAGATAATATCCCCGGCACATTTTTAAGTGAACCTAAAAAAGCAGGCGGCTCAAGATCATTCCGCCGTGGCTTTAATACTACTAACCGCAGTAAACTAACAGCCTGTGCTAAATTCAAGCAATGGGTGGAAAGCAGTAAATTAAAAATCAAAAGCAAAGCATTATTGAGAGAGATTAAAACATTTGTAGCACGTGGTGCCAGTTATGCGGCAAAAGACGGTGAAACAGATGATTTGGTAATGGCTACTATGCTGGTAGTCCGTATGACAATGGTGATAGCAGCATATGATGAAAACACATTTGAAGATATGCGTGATAGTTTTAACGATGAAGAATATCTTGCCCCTATGCCAATCGGCTTGATCTAAATTAAAAGCATAAATAAGTGTATGGCAATTAATATAGATAAACTAGGTGAACAAATTTTTAAAGTGCTCAAAGGGCATGGACTTACTCTTGAGTTGTTTACTAATGACGGCAAAAGCACTGTTGATCCATTGGAAGCAAAACGCTTTTACAATGGCGAAAATAAAATTATGGTTAATCTAGAATCTAATGATGAAAAATATGAGTTAAAAGTTAACCTTGGCAAAAGTACAGATGTAGACAGTATTAGAAAATTACTAGACAATTTACGTAATTTGGCAAATAGAAATATTGTAGAATATACGCTGAGAACTTTTGGCAAAGATATTGAACCAAAGGATTTTGCTTACCAGGCAAAAAAGGATAGTGAAATGACAGTACAAGAAAGTTTTAGCAAACCATATGGAAGTAGCAAGAGCAGCTACCAGGCATTGGAAAATGCACGACTTATTATCAAACATAAAAAACATGTTGACGAAGAAGTTCGTGGCAGTAGAAGCCGCAACATCCACAGTTTGTTTATTGAAAATGCTGAAGGTGAGCGTTACAAGTTTCCAGTTAATAACTTGAGTGCAGCTCGTGCTATGCTACGTCACATCAAAGAAGGTGGTAACCCTTATGATGAACTAGGCGCACACATTATTTCATTATCAGAAGAATTTGCACAGTTACAAAAATTCCGTAACTATGCCAAAAAGAATTCACTAGTCAGTGAAGATACAGCAGAAGTAGTTGAAGGCGTTAGCAATCGACTAGATAAAATTAAAAAAGAATTCAAATCACTAGGTGGCACTAAAGGCTATAAAGTATACAGTGAAAATTTTGAAACAAAGACGATCCCACTAGAAGAAGAAGGTCTTGATAGCCTCAGGGATCAGTTCACTGTACGTAATTTTGACGAAAATGTCGCCGATGCATTACCGCACGTTGCCCGTATAGTGAAAGAAATAGCAACTGATAAGGACCGTGTCGCTAGACTACGAGCCCTTATTGACAAAGTCACAAAGGGTGGAGAGATTACACTACGTAAGCCACTTGACCCTAACGATCCTGATAATCCTGAGAACAGACGTTATACAAATGATGTTGCCAAACTTGGTGCGTTCTCAGGATTTCTTTCCAATTATGTAGTGGATGATGAAATCAGCAACATGCTTAGTCAGCTAGGTGTTGATATCCATGACATGGAACCTAAGGCACAATTAACTGCTGCAAAACTCTTGACATATATGAAAAAGAGTGCTAAAGTTAAGAATCCTAAGGAAGCATCAGTAGATGCAACAGCGACTACAGTTGAAAAAATTGAGGAATCTTTTAGTAAATACGATCCAGAATTATTTTTACTATAAGTACTTGACTTTTAAGACTAAATAATATATAGTAGACACAATGCATAAGTATTGTGACTACACTAGGCAAACAAACTTAGGCATACAAAGGCTAATATAGGAGAAAAATTATGGCATCTTTGGCAGAAATCAGAGCAAAACTGCTCGAACAAGAAAATAAAGGCGCAGGTAAAGGCGCATCCAATTACGGCGGAGATAATGCAATTTATGCATTCTGGAATATTCCAGAAGGTCAATCCGCTACTTTACGTTTCCTCCCAGATGGTGATGACACAAATACTTACTTTTGGCGTGAGCGTCAAATGATTCGTATTCCTTTCAGTGGCGTTGCTGGCGGAGATGAACACAAACCCGTAACTGTAACTGTTCCATGTATGGAAATGTGGGGCGATACTTGCCCAATTCATGCAGAGATCCGTCCTTGGTTTAAAGATCCAAGCATGGAAGATATGGCTCGCAAGTATTGGAAAAAGCGTAGTTACTTATTTCAGGGTTTTGTTGTAGATAGTCCTCTACAGGAAGACACTGTTCCTGAAAACCCAATCCGCAGATTTATTATTAATCCTAGCATTTTTAATATTATCAAGCAGGCGTTGATGGATCCAGACTTTCCAGAAATTCCTACAGATTATGAGCAAGGTACTGACTTCCGTCTTACTAAGACACAAAAAGGTCAGTATGC